AGTTCGAGGGGTTCCATCCGCCGCTATGCCTTGAGCACAAATAAACGCCCTTCGGGGCGTTTTTCTTGTTGACTGGTTAACTTTATGCGTGCATGATGGCGCCATCTAACAAGGAGCAACAATCATGGCAACCGTAAAGCACGAAACAATCCGCGCAGACTTCCGCGTACAGGTTTGGGCTGGCCCAGGGGCGACCGAGGAGCAGCGATCGGACCTCAATAAGGCCGTAATTTCCGCCGTTCGGACCACCAACGCTTGGCATCTGCGCGTTAGTGATTCGGCTCGCATGACTGATGACCAGCAGGGCGAATCGTCGCTGTACTGGTCGGCCAATAACGTCAAGCAGATTGACAGGCCCAGGGGCGAGGAACTGCATGTCTACATGCACGACGGTGAGCGCATCGCGATCCCTGACTTCCACCTGAAGTCTAGCCGAGTCGAGCGCCGGAACGGCGAGATAAGCAGCGCCGCCTGGGATAATGGCACCAACACGAGCGCGGTCTACGTGGTAGGCCGCAACGGCGTTCTTTCCATCCGCATCGAAAGGGTCTGACCATGCTACAGTTCGCGAAAATCCTTGTAACCTGCATCGGCATCGCCGGCGAGGATGGGGCGTGCACCGTCACCATCGCGCCGACCGATGAGTACGTGATGTTGATCACCTGCACCCGCGAGCTTCGCGCAAGGCAGATCGAAAACGAGAGCCGTTACCCCGACCTAATCGTCAGTGTGTCGAAGGGGTATTGCGTCAAGATGGACGTTGCGCTCAAGACTGCCAAGGCCGAGGCCTTTGACCTCGTGGAAGACGGCTATGTCGTCGGCCGGCAAGGATGGTGACAGCGTGGCAAAGATGAAATTCGGGCCGTGGGTGCGCCAAACGGCTATCGCGCTCAAGCCTCATCAGTTCTACGACGTGGTGACATTCAACGGGCCGTATGAGTGGATCAAGCCTGAAATGGTCATGCAGGCCCGATTCTCGGATCGCGGGTGGGAGACAACCACTCAAGCGCTAATTGGTCAGCCCGTGCGCTGGATTCGCGAACGTTCGTGGTGCGAGCCGCAGGACCTGGATGTTTCGGCCGTTGGTCACCGGCAGGCCCTGGAGCTGGCGCACAACCGGGACGGGTCGGGCCGTGTCGTCATGTACGACGCCGGGGAGGTCCTGGGCGAAATCACCATCCCCGCCAACCAATTCGAAACTATCGCCGCGTGGTTCGCGCAGGCGCATCGGAGTAACCAGCTATGACGCAACATATCAAAAACCTGCCCAGTGAAACCCTTATGGACGTCTGTCTTAAGCGCCTGAAGGCGTGGCCGGAGTCGTGGGGTAAGTACGTCGTGGCCGATCTTGCGGGCCTGGATAAGGCCCTGTGGTTCGGTGATAGCAAGCCTGGGCGCGTAGTGACAGGCGGCTGGTCGGGCGTCGGCACGGTCGAGGCATGGCTTTCGGTCCTGCCAGTAGACCAGCGCGACGCCATCGTGCACCGCGACTGCTGGCTCAAGCACTCCCGCTACACCCTGCTCAATATGCTGGTGGACAGCATGCCCGAGTGGGGCGAGGATTGCGGCGAGTTCGCGGTGTGGAATGACGGGGTAGACCCAGCACACCAAGGCAAGCCTGGGGCCGTACTATTCTGCGACTCGAAACCATCCGACCCGATGCGCGACAGCCTGGACAAGCAAACGGACGCGGTGTGGACGTTCCCGACCAACGACAAACCCGTTGACTGCTACACCGCCGTTGTCACCCGCTCGCAGTGGCTGGAGGGCGCCCTTAAGCGCCAGGACGCGCCGATTGAGCGCGTGCCGGAGTCGTCCGCTTATCAGTGCGAATACTACGAATGCCCGGTAGATCACCCGATGAACCCGCGACAGGGCGGCGTACCGTACATTGCGAATTGTGAGGACATCATCCTTGCGCTTGGGATGTCTTTCGATGAGGGCTGCCAGTTCAAGGCGCAATGGCGACGGGCGCGCGGCCTCCAAGGATTCCAGAAAGCCGAATCAACCCCGCTGCGCGACGCGCAGAAGGCCGTCCACTACGCTAAGCGCGTGCTGGCGGCAGAGGAGCGAAAAGGCGCTTGACGCAATCGGCGCGCATCGTTAAGGTGTGCGCCTAACTTACAGAAACGGGAGTAACTGCAATGTGTAAAGGTACTTGTCAGAAACGCTGCGCGGCCGAGGCCGTGGGCATGGTTTGCGATGGCGAGGCCCGCGCAGCGTGCCGGAGCAAGGTGGATAGCATAAAGATCGAATACCAGGGTGATGACGGCAAGTGGCGCGAGCTTGGCACAGGCTTTGCCGCGCACGAAACCGAGGACGCAACCGACGACATGGGCATGTTCAAGGGCCCGTTCCGTGTGCAGGGCGCCATCCAGCTCGAACAGAAGTCGGACATGGCCCGCGCCTGCGAAATCGGCTCCCGCCTGGGCAGGCAGATCGTGGCAGAGGATATGGGCGCCGATGTGTTCGCCAAGCTGGTCAAGGCCGTGGGCAAGGATCAGGCCGAATATCAGCTTCTGAAACTGGTAGAGGCTATCGGGCTGCGTAATTGGTTCGATGGCGATTTCGTAGTGCTGTCGAATGCCCATGCCCATATGATCCGCGAACAGATCGATGAGGTAGGCATCGGGCAGGCGGCATACGACATTCTCGCCCACGCCATCGAGCAGGCTGACGGCCGCTGACATGGCCAATCGGGTACTAACAGACGCCCAGGTCGAGGAGGCAACGCACCTTCACGAGCTGGGTCTAGGGATCATGGCAGTATGGCGATTCATGCGGGTTGGCGTTCTGCCGTGCTCCCTGCTCCGCCGTATCCGCATTCATCAACTCAAACGTTCGCAGGCACTTATCCATGAAGCAAGAAACCACCACACAACCGACCTCCACCCAACCCTATACCGAGTCGCAAGGCTCCAAAGACCGCGACCTTGTGGCTATGTTCAAGGCTGGCGATAGCCTGCGCGCCATCGGCAAGGCGCTGGATATCTCGCACGTTACCGCCCGCGCCCGACTGCTGGCCCTGGGCCTGGAAATGCGACCGCGCGGCGCCGCCCGAGCCGTCAACCTGTCCGTGGTCAAGCGCCACATTGACTCGGGCAAGACCCATGAGGAGACCGCTCGACTCATGAACGTAAGCAAATCCACCGTGAGCCGCGCTGTAGCGGCCCTGGGAGAGTGAAATGACGGCAGTAGGTATCAACCCACACCCTACCACCCCGCGCAAGCAATTGCGGGCCTTCTACGCGCGCCAGGGGTTAACTGGTAAACAGCTACGCAGCGCCATGCGTTATGACCTGCGGCAGGTGCGCCGCTATGCCGTTGCCAGCAACCGCCGCGCCTTGGAAGTGCTTCGCGGGCCGATGACCGGCGCCCAGGTGTGGAAAGAGTGCAACCCTTGCGGTCTTGGTATCGGCGGAATGTTCCTTTTCGCTGGGACAAAAGAAGGATACGAATACTGGATCAATCGGGATGACTGCAAATGAAAGCCATATTCGTATCTGGCCGGGAATACCGCCGCGTCAATGATCTGCTGATGCTGGAGCGTAGCGCGGCATCTATGGGCCATAAACAAATCAAGTCGCTACAGGAAACCCTGGCAGGCGTCCGCGAGGAGCTGGAGGCATCCAGGGCCTTTGCCAGCAACGAATCCAAGGCACACACCCGAACCGCCGATACCTGCCAGCGCCGCACCAACGAGCTGAAACAGGAAAAGCAGGCGCACCACGAGACGCGCAAGCAGCTCGAAAAGGTGGCCGAGGAGCTGCGACAGGCAAACCTGCGCCTTGACCAGGGCCGTGACCGGCGCGAGCAGATCGGCAAGGAGCTGGACATGCTGCGCAGTGAATCCATGGACCTGTGCGAGGCCGCCACCTGCGTGATTCGCTTCCTGCTGGCGAACTCCTCTGGCGGTTCGCTCGCTGATGCTGAAGCAGTGCGCCTGCGCAAAGCCTGCGAGTCGGTCGAGGAGCTGTTTAACAACTGAAAAAGTTGTTGACTCCTAACAATCCGGGCGTCATGATGGCGCCCACACAAACAACGCCACGCGGAGTAAACCATGCAAGACGTCAATCCAGTTGACAGAGTAGATTTCACTACCAACAGCATCAGCAAAATGATCAAGGCCAAGGTCATCAAAAAGATTGATTCGGGCCTGCAAATCCGACTGCGCGACATCCATGACAAGCTTCGCGAAGATGGCTCGTGCTGGAATCGCCGCGACATGAAGTCGGAAAAGACCCTCACCAATATCGCCAGCCTCGTGCGCCACCTGGGTCGCGGTGGGCAGGTTCCGCCAATCGAAGTCCAGGCCCGAGACGGCGGAGGCGTTGTAAAGATCGACGGATACTGCCGCACCGAGGCCTACCGCGCCATGGACGCCAGCGGCGAGGGCGATGTGTGGGTGCCGATTGTTCCGTTCGGGGGTAGCGAACTGGATGCCCTGGTCCGAATCGAATCCTCGAACCGCGACAGCAAGCTGACCCCAATCGAACAGCTTGACCTGTACACCTCCGCCCGCGCCATGCTCCAAGCCGAAGGCAAGAAAGGCACTCTCGCAGAGATTGCCGACCTGTTCGACGTCTCTCGCCAGTACGTGGACCAAATCCTGAAGCTCGAAGGGCTGGATGACGAAGGGCTTGCGCTGGTCGAAACGGGCAAGGCCAAGGTCGCAGACGCCATCAAGGCGGTCCGGGCGAGCGCGAGCAAGCAGGAAGCCACGGCAGCCCTGAAGCGCGCCGCCGCGCCCAAGCCGATCTTGCCGTCTACCGACCTGCTTGGCGACATGTACGGCATGGCCCAGGCTATCCGCTCCAGCCTGGGTAAGAACGTCACCGCCGCCGTTGGCGAGTTCCTGAAGGGCGAGCGCAAGGGCACCGACAAGGTGGAAATGGAAGTTGGCGAGCTGGGCCGCCTGCTGGCGCTGCTGGGCGAAGGCGAGCGGCAAGTAGAGGTCAAGGCCGCCAAGGCCGCCAAGAAGGCCGAGCAGGCCGCCCAGGAACCCATGGCGCATGATGACCTGAAGCAGGGCGAAGGCAACAAGCAGGAACAGGCCGACGACGAGCCGGACCTGGGCGCCGACCCCGAGCCAGCCACCGAGCAAGTCAACCAGGTTGACGAGAAAGCCAGCGGCGACACTTGGTCGTTCCTGTAATGTCCATTGCCAGGGCCCTTTGGGCCCGCTTTCAAAAATGAGGCTTTAACGCATGAATACCGGTCCTCTAACCATTATCCCTGGCGACAACTGCGAAGCCTTCGCCTTCATTGGCTCGCAGGTCATTCCAGGCGCCGCCACCGAAAAGAGCGACACGGACATTGCCGTGCTGTTGGCGGAGGGCGATGACGGGAGCGCCCTGCACTCTGAAATCCTGATGGAGCTTGGCGGAGAGAACGGCGGCAGCGCGGGCGCATCCCTCGACGGGATGGAGTCTTATAAGGTCGAAATGGTTGAAACCGGCCATGTCTGGAATTACCTGATATTCACCGATATCAACTATTTCCACGCCTTTGTTGACGCCACCACCATCGCCAAGCGCTTCGGGGTAGTAGACAAGCCATTCCGCGTCGAGCTGTTCCAGCTCATTTGCGACGGCGCCCGATATAATGGCGGGCACTTTGAACACATCAAAATTCACAACGCAGATAAGGTGCCTTTCTAATGGCCAAAGAATTGATTGGGGTCATCCTCGACACAGAAACCAGCGGCAAAGGCCCTGGAGCTGTCGTCATCGAGTCGGCCCGTATGGCGCTCACTCCGACCCCGCTGGAGTTCATGAAGCAGCCACCGGCCGAGGCCTGGATGGAGACCAAGCTGTACGGCATGCCTGAAGGCCTGGACATGGAGCTGGGCGCCCTGGTAGTGCATGGAATTCTGCCGGACGAAATCAAGGGTCTTGAGCCGTTCAAGGGTTTCAACTACCACGGCAAGTACGTCGTCGGGCATAACGTTGACTTCGACGTCGAAATCACCGGCTACCACGGCTCCACCCGCATCTGTACCCTGGCGCTGTCGCGGTTCCTGTGGCCGCACCTCGACAGCCACACGCAGGGCGCCGTCATGCTGCATATCGGCCTGATGACGCGCAAGGGTCTGCCCTGGGCGCTGGACCTCATTAAGAACGCCCACCGGGCCGGCGATGACGTCCTGAACTGTTCGCGCATCCTCAAGGTGATTATCTCGGTCCTGAGCCGTACCGATCACCTGAAGCACCACGCGGAGTCCTGGGAGGCCCTGGCGGAGTTGTCGCTTGCCGCGCAAATCCCAAAGGTCATGCCGTTCGGCAAGCACAAGGGCGTGGCGATTGAGGATGTGCCGCAGGACTTCATTGACTGGATGTACATCACCAGCGACCAATCCACCTGGAAGCACTGCCGATACCTTGCATCGGCCTTCAGGCGGGCCGGTAAAAACGTGCCGGAAAACGTTTGACCATAGACCCGCCAAGCTTGTATAGTTGGCGGGTCTTAACTTATTGAGAACCTGAAAATGACAATCGCAATCATCGCCGCAGTTGTTTTCACCATCGCCGCTTACGGCTGCTGGCTCGCTCGCAAGATTGGCCAGTGCGCTGAAATGTTGCGGGAGCTAGACAATTGATCCGTCTTGTGGGCGCCTTGTGCGCCCGCATCTTCCTCTATCTGGCCATGGCTCAATTCGCCTTAGCCATCTACGCGGAGTTGTTCGCATGAGCCAGGAACGTTTCCACTACGACTACACAAAGCTTGATGACGCCATTCGGAACGCCAAGCGCCGTTGCCTTTCGCACGAGTTCGCAACCTGCATTGTCCAGAACCCCAAAACAGCCCGGTTCGTTATCCTGATGTGTACCGAACCGAAAGACATCCCAACCCGTGTGCCAGTGCTGTGGCGCCAGGACCCGTTGCCGCCGCCCGAGCCTATCCAGCACGAAACCGGCGATATGATGAACGCCATTTTTGAAATGATCCGCGACGGGGTGATTTGCGTCCATGTCGTGAACCATGGAATGAACGTCCACCACGAGAGCCTTGAAGCCCTGTGCGCGGAGTGGATCGAGACGGGCGCTATTGACCCCGCGAACTGGGAAGACGAGTAATGCGCAAGCGACTACCCCACGCCATGCCGAACAGCGGCAAGGCCCGCAAGGAAGCATGCAGGCAACTGAAGTGGTACAAATATTCCTGGGTCGTCCAGGAAGGGCAATCCTTCTTTGTCGAAGTCACGAACCTGGAGGATGACGCACCGCGCCTGTTCCTCCACTCCATGAGTGCACACGAGAGAGCGAAACGATGCGCAAGCAACTGAAGTGGGACGATTACCGGCAGATGGCCGTAACGCCGCACCAGCGAGACGCCAGCGGCTACCAGCGGCCAGACCCGCGCTACTGCTACGACTACGGTCCGGCAAAGCCCGAGGTCGTGGCGACGCCCAAGATCAAGGCGGCCATGAGCCGCATGGAGGAAGTGCTTGAAAAGCAGTCCGAGCGCCGGGCATCTAACGCCATGGCAAAAACAGTGGGGGTCGAGGTATTGGCACCGGATGAAACCCGGCACAACCCAGTCGATATGCGGCAAGCAGGTCATATCGACGAAGGCGCATTCTAGTCCGCCGTGGCACGCCGCCTGCCGGTCGTGCCTTCGCATCATTGAACGCAACAAGGAAAGGAACAGGCGCTATGCAGAATGACGTTTACCAGCAGCGGGCCGCGCTATCGGTTGCGCTGGCCTGGATGACCATAAAGGCGGGCGGGAAGGCCGGTCGCGGCTTCGACAAGGACATTTCCAGTCGTGGCAGCGAACCGGGGTGGGGCCATGTACTTTACATCGAGACCCCAGGCGGAGACCAGATCAGCTACCACTTTGTGCCGACTGATGCTCACCTTCTTGACGGCCTGCCGGAATATGGCGAGCCATGGGACGGCAGCTTCAATGGTCGCGAAACGTGGTGGGTCGATCAGTACAGGCCTGTCAAGCCAGTTGACGGGATGTGCGCCGCAGAAATCGCAAACGAGCGGCTATCTCCCGTGAGTCTGCGCCGTTTCCGCATCGAACAGGCGAAGCTCGAAGCAGACACGGACGTCACGCCGGAAGCGCGCGAAATGATCCTCATGGGGTACGCCACTCGGTGGAGTTGACACCTTGGAAAAATCGCGTAGTATTCATCTGGCAAGGGGCGAAAACGAAACGTCATCACTGACACCGGGCCTTTACGCGGTTTTCTAGATTCCGAATCTAGACCAGATGAGCTGCTCCAGCACTGGGTAAAAGCTGGAACAATACGCCGCCTTAGCTCAGTTGTGGATAGAGCGCCCGCTTGTCACGCGGGAGGCCACGGGTTCAAGTCCCGTAGGTGGCGCCAATTCTGGCGTATAGCTCAGAGGTAGAGCAACCGGCTGTTAACCGGTAGGTCTTAGGTTCGATCCCTAATACGCCAGCCAGTTTAAGCCCAGCATCGCTAGGATGCTGGCAAGATTCACCGCCACACCGTATCAGATCAGCGCATACGGCAGTCGCACCGAAACTCCCGTGGTATGTACGACCCCCTGCCCGCGCAATGCGGGCTTTTTTTCGCCTGGAGGAAACATGCAAGTCACCATTGAGGCGCAGAATGACGCCACTCTGCAAGCCGAGCGCATTGGCGGTACAATCGTCATCACCGTTGACGGCAAGCCCGCTGAGCTGTCCGAGCGGCAGGCACTGGACCTTATCGAGGCCATCCACAGCGAGGAGTCATGAGCCCATGCTATCATCGCGCCATCACAAACCAAAGAAAGGTAAACCTGTCATGTCGCTTGACACTGAAGCCATCGCAGCCGCAGCCGCCTCCATCAGCGAGCCTGTCCGTGCCGCCATCCTGGCCACCGTCCTGGCCACCGCAATGGTGCTCAAGGGCAAGGAGCGCACCATCTACGAGCGCGCTATCGAAGTCACCACGCTGACCTCCACTTGCATCCTGGCTGGTTACGGCCTGCAATCTGCCGGGGTCGAGGCCTGGGCCATCTACGGCGCAAACGCCATCATCGTTTACCTGGGCGTGGACAAGCTGCGCGCAGTGGTTAGCCGCGTTGTGGACGGCTTCCTGGCAAAGAAAGGAGTCTGACGCATGAGCAACCCCGGCCATTTCGGCTCCCCCGAGCGCAAAGGAATGACCTATGAGGGTCGGGGTAAGCGCGGCAAAAACAAGCGCACCCTGATCCTTGAGGCCCTGCATGATGAGGTCCGCTGCGAGGAAGACCTGCCATTCGATACCCCCGAGGAGGCGGAGGCTGCATTCCTGCGCCTCCTGGTGCGCCGCTCGCTCAACGTCGCGGATCGGTCTTCCGCCATGCTGGCCAAGGAAGTCTTGGACCGCCTGTGCCCGACTGACAAGGCCACCCTCCCGACCTATCAAATCGAGTTCGACCCCGAGGGCTCGCCGGCCGAAAAGATCAAGCAGATCAACGCGGCTGTAGCGAGCGGCGCAGTGCCTCCAGACGTCGGCAACATCATGGTCAATATGATTACCGCCGAAGTGAAAGTGGTAGAGGTCACCGAAATGGCCGCGCGCATGGAGCGCCTGGAGCGCATGCTGGCGGAGCTTGATAAGGAGTGAGCCGGAAGAACTTTGTCAAGCGACTAGAAAACCTTGAGCGGAAGCTGTCCGCTCGGGGTGGCGTCGCTGCGTCCATGGTTATCGCCCTGGTCGATAAAAACCGAAAGCCTGTGCGGGTTATCCAGCTCGTTGGGCGCGAGGTCGTGGACGTTGACAAGGAACCTGAGATTTTCCTGCCGCAAATCTTCGAGCCCTACCTTTATCCAGCCATGTACAAGGTGGCTCGGGGTGGCCGAGCGTCCGCCAAGACCCATTCGTTTATTCGAATGATCCTGGCGCGGATGCAGGCCACGCGCACGCACGTTGGCTGCTTCCGTGAGATTCAAAAGTCCATTGCCGACTCCATCAAGCAGACCATTGAAACGGTCATTGAGGATATCGGGCTTGCGGACCAGTTCTACATTACCGACAAAGAAATATCGCACACCGGAACCGGCTCAAAGATGGTATTCGCGGGCCTGTACCGCAACGTCGTCTCGGTCAAGGGTATGGACTGGATCGACATTGCGTTCTGCGAGGAGGCCGAGAACATTTCGGAGGCGTCTTGGAACGTCCTGATTCCGACCTTGCGTAAGCCTGGGGCGGAGCTGATGGTCTGCTACAACCCGAAAAACGTCCTTGACGCCACACACGTTCGCTTCGGCCCAGGCTGCATGCCTGCGTACATGACCGACCCCGAGACCGGCGAGCGCGTTCGATACGCCGTCACGCGGCAGGTGAACTTTACCGACAACCCGTATTTCTCTACCACTTCGCGAATCCAGATGGAGGCGATGAAGGCGGACGACTACGAGCTGTACGAACACATCTGGCTCGGGCAGCCGAACGCCGACAGCGAGCTTGCCATCATCAAGCCGTCGTGGATCAGCGCCGCCATTGACGCCCATATTGCCCTGGGGTTCGAGCCCGAGGGCGCCAAGCGGGTCGGCCAGGACGTCGCGGACGGCGGCAAGGACACCAGCGCGCTGTGCTACACGCACGGCTCGGTCGTGATGGACCTGGACGAATGGAAAGGCCAGGACACCGAATATACCGCCTGCAAGGCCTACGCCTACGCCCAGGAAGTGAACGCCGACATGTTGGTATATGACTCCATCGGTGTCGGGGCCGGCGTCAAGGCGACTATCAACCGCCTGCGCCGTGAGCAGGCTGCGGAGAAATGCGCAGAGGTTGACGTCCGCCTTCAGGTCTACGGGTTCAACGCGGGCGGCGAAGTCATCAACAAAAAGAAGACATGGCGCACCGGCAAGAAAAACGGCGATATGTTCTACAACGTCAAGGCGCAGGCATGGTGGATGCTGGCGGAGCGCTTCCGTAAGACCTACAAGGCGATTCGGGAGGGGGTGGAGTATGACCCCGACGAGCTGATTTCGCTCCCGTCCGACCTGCCGCATATCGACCGCCTGCGGGCCGAGCTTTCCAGGCCGCGCGAATCCTTCGGGAACAACGGCAAGGTCCAGGTGGAGTCGAAGCAGGAAATGGCGAAGCGGCAGATTCCATCGCCCAACCTTGCTGATGCCCTGGTGATGTGCTACGCCCCGGTAAAGAGCGCCGCCGCTGGCGTTTTGGTTTGACAAGCGAATTGACGCGGCGATATGATCCGGGCTCACCTAACAAACCGGATCATAGCGCTATGAGCAACAACCTCACCAAAGTCCTGCCGTCCCTCGCCCAGGCCCGCGAATTCGCGTCGAAGCTGGGTATCCTGACCCTGGAGGCGTATAAGATCATGCAGGGCGGCGAGTGCCGCCTTACGTGGCGCGTGCTGCGCCTGGAGCGCTCGAAGGGAAAGCAGGACGGCATAACTAGCGGCCGCTCCTATGAGGTGTTCCGCGAGACCGAGCACGCCTACTTGATCCGCGACGACGACGGCAAGGTCACGAAGGTGAATCGTTATACAATGATGGGTGGGCGAGTAATGTTTGCTGCCCAATAGGAGGAGCCTTGCCATACGTCATTTTCCCCGCAAGCACTGAAGACCCCACGGGGCAGGACAGGCGCGAGCGGGGCGCAATCAACCAGTTCGCCACACGCTTCGAGAAAATCCGCAAGGAGGTGAAGGCGCTGCTGGCGGACATACCAGTAAAAAAGAAAACCCTGTCCGTCAATTTCGGTCGATACCAGCTCAATGCGGAGGAGCTGGTCCGCTACGAGTTCGAGATTGACACGCTGTCCCTATCGCAGATTGGTGAGGAAATAGACGCCATCGTTGACCGATGGATTGAAGCCAAGCCGAACGGCGAGGAGGGCAATCAGTGGTTCGTGGAGGGGTACGTTACGCCGGCCTATCAGCAGGGCACCGGCATGGCCTTTGCCAACATTGCGGCCCAGTCCGTGGCGTACAAGTCCACCCGCGAAAACCTCACCGAGCTACTTAAATCGGACGCCTACCGGACGCGCCTCGGGTTCATCCATGCCCGCTCATTCGAGCAGATGCGCAACCTGTCAACCGGCGTCAAGGAGTCCATGCGCACCGTTCTGGTCGATGGCATGGCGCAGGGCCTTCACCCTAACGAAATCGCCAAGCAGCTTGACGCGGCGACCGACATGGGGATAACCCGAGCGCGGCGCATCGCCAGGACGGAAATCACTACGGCCATGCGGCGCGCCAGGATCGAGGAGGCTGAGCAGACCGTCGTGGACCTGGGCCTAAACCTGCGCATGATGCAGCTAAGCGCCCTGTCGGCCACCACGCGAGCCAGTCACGCCGCGCGTCACGGCAAGCTGTTCACATTCGAGCAGGCGCGGGTATGGATGAGTACAAGCCCCAACATGATTAACTGCAAATGCACGTTCGTGGAGGTGCTGGTGGACGCGGACGGTAAGCCACTGATACCGGGCGTCATCGCCAGGGCAGCGGAGGTCAAGAAGAAATCAGGGTATTAAAAAAGGGGCCGCAATGGCCCCTTTGTTTTAACCGTCACCGAAACCAGTCACTCGGGTTTCTCCTCGTCCGCTTCCTTGCCGATATCAGGTAGCTTTTGCACTGTGCGGGCCTTGTTTGTGTGGCCGGTCATCGTGCGGATTTCGTCGTGGCTGTAGACAAGTTCGCCGGTTGCCTGAGCGCCATTGTTGATTTCCTGCATGACCTTGCCGTTGGCCAGTTTCTCCGCCTGACTGGCTTCGGCAAGGTTAGACCAAACGACGGTGAAGTCTTCGACCGGGTCGATCAGGCGGAGCAGGATCAGGCGATTGATGATGGTCTCCATGTCGCCTGTGAGCGTGCGCACGCGGCGTCCCTGGCAAGTGTTCGCCCAATCCTTCTGGTCTTCACTCGAAGCGCGCTCGCCAGTCTGAGAGCCAATCCAGACCATAACCGGGATCATGATGGATGCGGCCGCCGACATAACCGAGGCCTCGAAGTGCTTTTCGGGGTCGGGAACGTTAGCCACAAGCGGGGTCACCTTGGCGGCCTGGGTGACGATTGTCTGGTCGATGCCTTGGTTAAGGCCGCGCGTCACATCGTCGTAAATCTTGCGCAGGTCGCTTACCGGGACGCCGTTCATGTTCGCGATATCGTCAAGGTCAACTTCCTTGTCGAACTCCACAGCGAGCTGTCGCGCGGCGTTCTTGAGGAAGGATTCGCCCGAGCCGCCAAGGATTTTTTCCAGGTTGGCGAAGTCGTTGTATCCGGCGCGCAGAAGCGGGATTCCCTGGGTAATGTCGCCCAGGATGATGACGCGGCTAGGGTGAATCTGGACCATGCGGCCGGCGAAGGTGGCCACGGCGGAGCTGTTCGAGATACCCATAGCACCCTCATTGAAGGTGTACATGATGGGCTCGCCATAGCTCTCGGAGGCCTCGTCCGTGTCGTATTCGGTAGGGTAAAGC